TTATAAATAGATTCATGGCTTATCAGGGAAAGTTTCGACCAAAGAATACAAAGAAGTATCTTGGGGATTCGAACAATATCGTATATCGTAGTCGATGGGAATTAAAGTTCATGATGTACTTAGATTCTCATCCTAATGTCGTGCAATGGGGGAGTGAAGAGTTAGTCATTCCGTATCGCTCACCTATCGACAATCGAGTACATCGATACTTTCCAGACTTCATTGTCAAGAAGAAAACGCCAGAAGGCAAGATCGACACCGTGGTGGTTGAAATAAAACCTCATGCGCAGACGCGGCCTCCAGTGGTGATAAATAAGCCTAATAAGCGTTATATTAATGAAGTCATGACATGGGGTGTCAACGAAGCCAAGTGGAGAGCAGCTGCAGTGTACTGCAATGACCGTGCTTGGAAGTTCGAGATACTCACCGAAAAAGAACTAGGAATTAAGTTTTAATGGCAATCGTATTTGATACTATCATCACACAAGGTGTTCGTTCAGGACAGATTCCTGCACGTACGAACTCTGCGCGTGAGTGGTTCAGAGATACTGCCGGCAAAATGAATCGTATCAATGAGCGTGAGATGATGAAGGGTGATACGACTCGTATGACTACTCAGCCTCTGCTCGGCTCGATGTACATGTTCTACTATGATCCGAAACATAAAGAAGAGCTTCCATACTACGACAGATTTCCTCTGATCTTTCCATATAAGAAAGTCAAAGGCGGATTCATGGGACTCAACTTACACTACTTGCCGTTGCAACTCAGAGCGAAGTTAATGGACGGTTTATATGACTTTGCAAACAACACTCGTTACGACGAGTCGACTCGTCTGAAACTCAGCTACGAACTCATGACACAAGCCGCAAAGCTAAGATGGTATGCTCCATGCATTAAACATTACTTGACTTCGCACGTACAATCGAAGTTTATGTACGTTTATCCATCTGAATGGGATATCGCGCTCTTCTTACCAACAGAACGTTTCGTCAAAGCAAGAAAGAATCAAGTTTGGATGGACACGAAAAGAATGCTAGGAGTTACTAAGTAATGTCAGGAAGTAACGAAGAGTTTGATTTTACTACTCGAGCTTCGCAAGGAATCCGATCAGGAACAATCTTTGGAAGAAATAGAAGAACGTCTGTTAGTCCAGAAAATCCTCAGGTAAGATATATCGCTACTCGCCGTGTCGAAGGAGGAAGAACTGTTGGATTCTTTGAACTTAATGATGGTGTAAATCCGCCCGCAAGAATTACGGACGAAGCGGCAAGAAGTTTTATTCAAACAAATAGACTTGGTTCTATAAATACTGACACTAATATTTTGCCTACTTTACCTCCAAACGAAGAACGCCCAACTCGTTCGACTGCCGCCGCTGGAGCTGCCGCTGGGACAGGCACTGGAGTTGGCGGCATCGCGACGCCTGCTCCAAAAACAGTAATTGATGAGCGTTTAAGAGGCGAAGGTGTTAATACTAATTTAGAATTATTCGAAAGAGATTCTGAAGGCAATCTTACTAATATATCTAAAGCTAGAACTTCTGATTCTGCTTTTAGTACTGGTGCGCGTACAGCTGGAACATTTAATATCGGGCGATTTAGGGCCGAAGTTTCTGGCGCCGACAGTGTACTGCCTACTCACAGCTTCTTAGTAGTTTTTGCTCCGATGATCTGGACGAGATCAAAATTTAGTGCTCAGAATCTCGACTCGCTTCTTACGATGAGATGCGATAACGTGGTTCTTCCTTCTGTGAATCTTTTACAAGAACAAAACATTCGAAGATATGGATTTGGTCCAGTCGAAAACGTTGCATATGGTGTAAACGTCGGAGATTTTACTCTACAATTCATCGTCGATAAGAATGCTTTAGTTGTAGAATACTTCGAAGAGTGGTTAAATCTCATCGTCAATCGCGACTCTTTTGGCGGCGCGAATATGAATAACAATAATCTTAAAAACGGAAGAAAACCTTACGAGATTGCCTATAAAGATACATACTCATGTCCTAACGTAAACGTGTTTGTATATGACCGAGCTCAAAACCAGGTTATGACATATAACATATATGATGTATTTCCTACTGGAATACAAAGCATGAATATGTCATGGAGCGAAGAAAACACTTTGATGAAGTTGAATATCACTTTCTCTTTCACCGATCTTCGAATCAATAGAATTCCTCCAAAGACTCGTGTAGATGACAAGTCGTTTAAAGACGAAATTATTGTAACAGGTAGAAGAAGAAATCCGGACGGAACTTTTGTTGCCGGTGGTGCCGGAAGTGCACTCACTACTTTAAATTCGCCATTAGGTCGTGCACTAGAACTTACAGATCTATCGAATGAAACTACTATTATAGGGGATTTTGCGGGCAGAATTCGTGGTTCTGTTCCTCCTATTTTAACAACTGGCCCAGCTGCATCACTATTTCAAGAAATATCAACTCCAACACTAAGAATCCTAACCGGTGAACCCAACTAACTATGTAAAGTGAGGAAATATAATGCCTTTACCAAAAATCGACCAACCACTCTTTGACGTGACTGTCCCCTCTTCGAAGAAGAAAATTCTCTTTCGACCGTTCTTGGTCAAAGAAGAAAAGATCTTGCTGATCTCTCAGCAAGGCGGAGAAGATACTGAAGTGATCAGAGCCATTAAGCAGATCTTAAGACTGTGCGTGCAAGATGAAGACTTTGATGTCGATAAGCTTACAACCTTCGATCTTGAATATTTGTTCTTGAAGCTTCGCGCGAAGTCAGTGAACAACATTGTCAAGCTATCTTATCGTGATAACGAAGATGACAAGGTTTATGACTTTGAACTCAATCTCGATTCGATTGAAGTCGAAATGCCAGAAGGTGTAGACTCGACTATTAAGTTGTCTGATAATATTTCAATGATCATGAAATATCCGAGTGCGAGCATCACCGATAAGATCACGCAGTTTGACAATGAAGTCGATCTGATGACTTTCTTCATTATCAACTGTATTGACACGATCATGACAGACGAAGAAATCTATCCTGCTTCTGAATACAGTGACAAAGAACTTGAAGAGTTTCTCGATCAGTTGCCAGTGAATTCTTTCGAAAAAATTCGTACGTTCTTTGAGAAGATGCCGAAGCTGTATCATAAGATCGAATATAAAAATGAACTTGGTAATGATAGGAGTATCGAGTTAACGAATCTCAAAGATTTTTTTATGTGGCGCTGAGTCACAACTCGCTTCAAAACTACTATAGTATGATCTTTGCTTTGGCTCAGCATCACAAATATTCGATATCTGAGATTGAAAATTTGATACCTTATGAAAGAGATCTTTATGTTGATTTGTTGATGGCTCATCTTGAAGAGCAGAAACAAGAAATAGAGAGCAGAAGAAAGTAATGGGAAAGACTGGAAAACCAGGACTCGGCGGAATATTACCAAGACTCGGCGTAGAAGTCGTAGGAGAGGGCATTGAAGGTCTCTTCGGTCTTGCTTCTGCAACAGTCACTGGAATTGGTTCTGCTGTCGGCGGTATCGCTCAAGGCATCGGCGCTGCTGTTGGCGGAGCGTTAACTCCTGCACCTAAAACGATAGTGAATAATTTTGGTATCGCTGGAACTGCTGCGAAAGGCAAGGTAACTGGCGGAGGAACACTTCCTGCTCCGAAAAAGGCGGCTACTCCCGCTGTCAATGCGAACATGCCTACTGAAAAGCTTCTAGTAGTCGCAGTCAATTATCTTTCTTCTATCGATAAGACTCTTCAGGCACAAATTAAGTTTGAGAGAGATGCATTCGTTCAGCAAGCCCAAGCTGAACGAGAAAGCGCCATTGAAAGTGGCGGTCAAAAAGATAGCATTTTTACTCGGTTGTCAGACAAATTTAGTGGCATGTCAGACGACAGTACAATAAAAAGCAGAGCTGGTACAATCACAAAAGCCATTTTAGGGGCAGCTGGAATTGCAGGACTCGGTCTTTTAGCTATTGGTAATTTAGATACGAAAGAACTCGATCGTTTAAAAGACAGTTATAAAGCCTTTAACGAAAAGTTTGATTTCCTTGGACCACTCGCCGATGGAGTAGCGAGCACAGGCTCAATTGTTGGATATCTTCTAAAAGGAATTCGCGGAGGAATTGCAGGACTCGTAGCAGAGTATCTCAGCGAGCGCTTTACCGGAAAGAGCTTATTTGAAAATATAACTGGGACTGGAGAAGAAGCTGATGGCACTCAGGCTCCACGAAAAGATGGATCATATGACTATGCTATGGCTGGAGGTTTGGCCGGTTATGCTGCATATCGAGGTGTAAAAACCTTTGGAAAAATTAAAAATGCTCGAGCTAATATTGCAAAAACTCAGGCTGCACCGCGGCTTTCGGCATCAGGAGGAAGACTAGGATTTAGAGATCCTGTCACCGGAAAAATAGCATCAAAAGCTGCTTCTTCAGCCGGAGGAGGTTGGTTATCAGGTCCAAAAGGAAGAAGATTTGTAGCATTTTTATCAAAACGTTTTGGTAAAACTTTCCTTGCAAGAAAGGTTATGCCTTTACTTGCAAGAGCTTTAGCAGGCGTTGCCATTGCGGCAACAGGAATTGGCGTAATACCTGGAGCTCTGCTTACTCTTATTACTGTCGCCTCAAGCGCACTTCTAATATATGATATTATATCTGCATATTGGGATTGGACAGAAGAAGAAGAACAATTAAAAGATGCGCAAGCTACTGCAAATTTAAAACCAAAACCTGATGCAGCACCGATATCGGGATCAGG